CTCGATATTCTATTTTTTATTCTATTTTTCTAATTATTATAATATATCTTATTTATTTATATTTTAAACAAAAATTTTTGCTTGAAAAAGAGTCCAAGAGACACAATATTACTAGAAGACAATTATTAGCTTGTTCTCGTATTATAGGACTTTGTCATAATATAAGCAGATATAATTTTTTATCTAGTAGTTATAACATTTGTTATAATTTAACTATGTTCATGTATTTATACGGATATACTTGTTTTTATCATGATGAAAGATATAGAATGTATAAGTGGAAAGTCTTATCTAATAAAATAGCTTCCTCTATACCTCCATTAATACTTCTAGCCACATGTACGGCAGCTTCCATTAAATTATTATTATTAACTTATAAAATTACAAATAATATTATGTCAGAAAGTCGTATATCCGATAGTGGTAAATATGATGAGGAGAATATTTGTAGATATGTTGCTGAGAATGAGAGACAATCTCAATGTCTATTTCCTAAACCTTCTAAGAAAAGAGATACCGATATGGATTATGATCATTCTGTAAATATAACACCTATGTTAATTGGTAATGAACGTAATCATAATAAAATTGATGAGATTTATGCATCAGTTGAATCTAATGTTAGATATTCAGTTATTCGTTTTCTTAACAATACCAGTACTCGTACAAAAATTGTTGGAATTTGTAATGATTATGCTCTTATTAATAAACATTGTATACGTGGAGACGTATATACTATGCAAATATCTGCTAAAAAAGATTTTGCATCAGGACTTACTAAAGCACATTTCACACCTGATGATTTTGTTCAAGTGAGTGATGATGTATTACTTGTTCGATTAATAGGAACTTATTTTAAAGATATTACTTTCTCTCTAACTAATTTTCAACCTATGTATAATAAGATGAATTGTATGTTTAATTCAAAATATCTTCTAACCAAACAAGTTAATACTAAACTATTACCCAATAATCTCGATACTATGGAAGTTAATAGTCCTTTTGAATATTATTTTCCTGAACATAAAGCAGGTGATTGTGGTAGTCCTTTAGTAGCGACAGTTGGATACAAAACATTTTTTGTTGGTATTCACTGTGCTGGCTCCAAAGATACTGGTTTTGCGTGTCATATTAATAAAGATAATATTATTAATGCCATTGAAAAGTTCAAAGAGAGAAATATACTTGTTGATATATCTTCCGAAGGAGAATTTAGATTGAAAGAAACTAGTACTATAACACCCTTATCTCCTAGATGTCCTTTACTTTATGAGGATATCCCCTCTCTTTATGTATATGGAAGTATAAGTGATCATCAATATATTACATCCAAAAGTACTCTTACTAAGAGTGCTTTCTTCGATCACACCGAATATCTGATGGGCGTTTCATCTACACTTGATGGTAATCCTAAATATATGGCTCCTAAAATGAGATCTTGTAGACGAGATGGCGTCTTTTATTCTCCTGAAAATAATTTTGTGAAGAAAGTTGGTGTAATAACATCATCTCTTCGAAACAATATTATGGAAAATGTTGTTTTAAATATGACATCAGATATTTTGTGTAAATTGAGAAGTGTTGGAGTACTTAATTTATCTCCAGTTAATCTTGATGTTGCGCAGAACGGCTTTCCAGAGAATTTTTATTATAGAGCTATGAAAAATAATACATCTGGAGGTTTTATGTTTACTGGTCTTAAAAAGAAATATCTTGAATATACTCCTTTGGATTTTAAAAAAGATGCTGTGACACCTAAACCTGAAGTATTAATTCAAGTTCAAGAGATCATAGACTCTTATTTAGATGATAAAACTTCTCATTCTATCGTTGGGGCTCAACTTAAAGATGAACCTCGTAGTAGAGAAAAAGTTTTATCAGCCAATACCAGAGTGTTTGCTATGTCTTCATATGATATGACTCTTGTTAATAGAATGTATCTTATGCCTTTTTATAGTCTTATGTGTGAGCACAGGGATTTGTTTCATACTAAGATTGGTATAAATATGCAGTCGAGTGAAGCTGATCAAATGTATAATAATCTTAAAAACTTTTCGTCAAACATTATGGAAGGAGATTATGGTGGTTATGACACTAGTATGCCAGTAGGTATTGGTGTTATGGCTAATTCTGTTGTTTATACTACTCTCAAGAAATTAGGATATAATGATCACTCACTGAAAATAGTTAAAGGTATATTGACAGA